AAGGTGCTGTCATCGGAGCGCGACATCATCTATGTCAATCAGGCGGAGGAGCTATCACCGGCAGACTGGGAGACGCTAACGACGCGTACCACAGGGCGGGCGGGCAACATGCCCTATAGCCAGTGCGTTGGCGACTGCAACCCGGCGCATCCTTACCATTGGATACTTGAGCGCCACAACGCGGGCAAGCTGACGCTGCTCAATTCGACGCACAAGGACAACCCGCTGCTATTCGACCCGCTTACGGGGCTCATTACTGAGCAGGGGCAACGCACGCTGAGCGCGCTATCGGACCTCACCGGCGCCCGTCGTGCGCGTTTGCTAGAAGGCCGCTGGGCGCAGGCCGAGGGCGTGATCTATGACGACTTTAGCCGTGACGCGCATGTACAACGCAGGGACCGCGCCGAGTTCGCCCGCTTCCTTATCGGTTGCGACGAGGGATACACGAATCCCGCCGTGGCGCTGGTAGCTGGCCTGGACGCTGACGACCGCGTGCATGTGATCGAAGAATTCTATCGGCGCCGCGTGCTACAGGACGATTTTGTGCGCATGTGCCGAGGGCTGGCCGAACGCTATGACAAGCCGCCATTCTACGTCGACCCCTCGGCGGCGGGGCTCATTGCGGCCATGCGCGCGGCGGGCTTGCGGGTGTACGAGGCCGACAACGCGGTCAACGATGGCATTCAGAACGTCAAGGGCCGGCTGGCGAAAGCGGGCGATGGGAGGCCACGGCTCACCGTTGATCCGTCGTGCGTGAACACCATCAGCGAGTTTGAGACCTATGTATGGGCGCAGGACCGCGACGGCAAGGCGCTCGACAAGCCGGTGAAAGAGAGCGATCACGCAATGGACGCGCTGAGGTATCTCATCAATAGCGTCACGCGCAAGCGCCGCGTGCTATTCGGGGCCATATGAAACAGGTGCTTATTTATAGATGACAAAACCTAACCTGTTAGGCCGTGCCATGCGTTACGTGTACGACGCGCGCGCCTATGCGCTGGATGAGGTCAAAGCCTCCATGCGCCGGGGCATGTTCACGCCCGCGCTGGTGTCGATGGCCGAGCGCGCCAGTTGGGACAGCGGCACGGTGGACAGCGCCCAGGCCGAAAAGCTGGCTATCACGTCGTCGTGGGTGTGGTCGGACATCTCTCTACTTGCCGACCGCGTGGCTGGTGAGCCGTGGCAGGTCAAACAGCGCCAGGCCGAAGAGCTAGAGGACGTGGAGAACCACGCCTTCGAGATGCTATGGCAGAACCCCGGCGGCACGTACAGCGGCGCGCTGATTGCCAAGTATTTGGTCTGGTGGTACCTGTTGCGCGGCGAGGCGTTCCTTTTCGTTGCCACCGACGCGCCGGGCCGTGGCGAGCCGAAGGAGCTGTGGCCGTTGGTCGCGGGCAACGTGGAGCCGCAACCCAAGACGCTGCGCGCCTCGGTGCTCACCGGGCGGCCATTGATCGACTATACCTATACCGTGGGCGGTGAACCCAAGCTGCTACCGGGCGAGAACGTGGTCCACTTTCGCTTCCCGAATCCCTGGGACTATTGGCGCGGCCTGTCGCCGCTCACCGCCGCCGCTCAGGGCATCGAGCTAGACACCGGAGCCCGTCGCTGGCAACGCGATTTTTACCGCGTGGATAACGCCGTGCCGGTGGCGCTGGTGCAGACGCATCCCGACATCAACAACGACGACTTTGAGAGCCTGGTAGCCGACATCAAGACGCAGATCGCGGCGGGGAGCCGGATGCTCTTCGGGCGCAGCGGCGACCTGAACATCCAGACGGTGCAACAGACGATCCAAGACATGCAGGTCTTGGAAACCCGCGAGTTCGTGCAGAACGAGATCGACCGCATTTACCACGTCCCCAGCGGCATTTTTGACGGCGGCTCGTCTGGCGACGCGCAGCAGGCGATGGAAATCTCCCTCGCGCGCAACGCGGTACAGCCGCTACTGGACTATTTCGCGGCAGAGCTGACGTTCAAGATCGCGCCGTACTATGGCGAGGATATTGTCATCGCCGCGCCCGACGTGGTGCCGCAGGACCGCGCGCTACAGGCGCAGGAGTACACCATCTACCGCGCCGAGCGGTCGCTAGACGAGAACCGCGCCGAGCAGAACCTCGACGAACTGACTGGCAAGGACTCGCTGAACAAGATCACTGTGGCGGGTGTGCCGATCACGCGGGTGCCGCTGCGCATTCTGGACCTGGTACAGGCGGGCGTGCTGAGTGTGAAAGACGAGACCGAGCCGGAGCCGGTGACGCCGCCGCAACTGCTGCCGTTCACGGGGCAGGACAACCCGCCCGCTGAGGACGAGGACAACGAGCCGCCCGAGGGCGAGCAGCCGCCAGAAGAGTCAGAGCAGCCTCCTAGTATGGCGGGCAGTGAGGCGCCGTCGCAGGAGATGGCCAACCTGACCCGCGCAGCCTGGCTGGGGGTGGAGACGGAGATCGGGCGCTGGGAGCGCGTGGCGCTCAAGGAGCTACGCGAGGGCCGCGACCCCAGCGAGCGCGCGTTCGAGACGGACGTGATACCGAGCGACCTGGCCGAAAGCATCAAAGCGGCGCTTGTGCTGGCAGACACGGAGGCGCAGGTAAAAGCGGCGTTCAGTCCCCCTTTTGCCTATAGCAAGGCCACGCGCATCACGGCGGGGGGCAAGAAAGACCCCGACGCCGACGACAAGGACTATTACGAGTCGCGCTTTGGGCGCATCTGGCGGGTGAACCTGAACGGCCAGTTGCAGCGTATCATCGAGCGGCTGGGCGACCCGCCGGACCTGAGCCGCCTGGATAGCGAGTTCTGGACTGCCGACGACCAGGAGGTCATTCGCGTGATACGGCCTGAGTTGGAGCGCATGGCGCTGGACGCCGCAGAGACGACGATGAGGTTACTGCCGGTGGGGTTCGAATGGGGGCTGGTGGCCGACGACGCGGCGCAGTGGGCGGCGCAATACGCGGGCCAGCTTATCAGCCGCATCGACCACACAACGCAGCAATACGTTGCGCGCAAGGTGCGGCAGTACATCGAAACATCGGGCATGACCATCGGCGACCTGACCGACAGCCTAGCGCCACAGTTTGGGCCGGTGCGCGCCGAGATGATCGCCGTCACCGAGGTGACAAGCGCCTACTCAGCGGGGCATAATATCGCAGCGGACCGCGCCAGACAGGCTGGCATGGTGCTAGAAGACATATGGCATACTAACAGAGATGAGCTTGTGTGCCCTGTGTGCGCGCCCAATGACGGCAAGCGAAAGAGCGAAGGCTGGACAGTTGCCGACGTGCCAGCGCATATTCGCTGCCGGTGCTGGAAAACATCGACATGGACGGTAGAAAATACCAATGCCTAGCATGATTATCCAGCTACGCGGCCTAGACGCCATTCTGGCCAAGCTGGGCAAGCTGGAAACGCTCAAGTGGGTGCGCGGCATCCTCGAAGCGGCGGCGCAGGACGTGAAGGGCGGCGTGGCCGTGTATCCGCCAGCGAGCGAGGCCAACGCCAAGCGCGGTTGGCAGCCTGGCGGCAAGAACACCTGGTACGAGCGCGGCTATGGCCAGCGCTGGGTGCGCAAGGACGGTTCAGTCGGGGGGCGGCAGACCTCGCAGACGCTAGGCCGCCGCTGGACAACGCGCGTGGGCGATACGTGGGCCAAGATCGGCAACAACGCGGGCTATGCCATGTATGTGCAGGACGCAGACCATCAGCCGTGGTACCACAAGCAACGCGGCTGGGCTACGATCCAAGCGGAAGGCGAGAAGGCGATGGAAGGGGCGCTCAAGAAGGTGGAGGCGGAAATTGACCGTATCTGGAATGAGTGACATTCCCGTCCCCTGCGACGTGTGCGGCAAGCCGGCGGCGTACCTCACCGAGACGGGGATGCGCTGGATGAGCCGCCACGACGGCGGCACGCACTGGACCGAGATTACACCAGGGCAGCTACAGGACATGCTCGACGCGCGCTACGAGTGGTACTGCCGACAGAACGGCGATGTGACGATGGACATATTCCACAACTGCCAGCCGTTCGGGCGACGGCGGCCAGCGGATCACATCGGGCGCGGTAAGTGGCGGTGCGTGCAGTGCGGCGCGGTGTGGGATTTGATACCGAAGGGGGAAGGATAACATGGCGGGCCTTTCCTATGTCGGCATGGGCCGCGTGTACATCGACGCCGACAGTGCATCGTATCTGGCGAGTACATGTAGCGAGTTAGTGGACCTCTCTGGCTGGGACTATCACCCGCCCTACATCTTGCCCGCCAACGAACACTACTGGGTGCGGTGCTCCTATTGCGGCAGTCGTTATGACGCCAACAGGCACGGCAACTGTCCGCAGTGCGGCGGGGCTTTGGGTGAGTAACTTGGTCTAGTTTCTATACAACCTCATATAGTGCGCTCTTGTAGCGCCGAGTTTTTCTCCCGGTTGGGAGCAGGACTCGGCGCTTTTTTGTTTTACCGATTGGAGGCTGCGATGCCCTGGATGATTGTTGAGTCAGATGGCCGGTTTTGTGTCCACAAGAAGAACGGCGACGAACCCGGCGAGCAGATGGCGTGCCACGATAGCCGTGACGAGGCCGAGGCGCAGATGGCCGCGCTGTCTGCCAGCGA